CTAGAGAAAGGGTCAAACGAACTTGCGGCAGGACCTGTTTCTAAGCCAACTGTCCTACGAAACACTTGACGAACATTAATGAATTCTCTAGGAAGTGTGTAATCGGTTTGATGAGCATGTAGTGTCATCAATGTATAGGCTTCTTCCGTTGCATTTTGCGCTCTTTGACGATAAACTTGAATAGCATATTTGTATGCGGCTTCAAAATGCTCAGGATCTAATTCTATATCGACAATACCCTCGCCCATACGCAGGCGAAGGTTTCTAAATAATTCTTCTTTTAATTGGTCTAATGTTTCTGATTGTTGGATTGCCATGGTGTTCCCCAGATACTGTATTTATCTGGGGAACTAGTTCAATCAAATATCGCCGTCTTTGCGATTCTCCGAAAAATGTGCATCAAACGAACCACCGGGATAACGTGATTCTAGTTTGCGTACATTCTCGTCAATAACATCATTCGGATTAAGATTCAACGCTCGACAAGCATTAATCCAATACCACATTACATCACCAAGTTCACGTTTCATGTGAAACAATTCAGCATCAGTTAGTGGCTTACCCTGAAAAATGATCTTTTTGGGCACTTCAATAAACTCACCTGCTTCTGCGGCAAGCCCCAAACACGCCGTCAATAACAATGGGACGTTAACATCAGGACCATGTGTACCATCATCTAGCAAGTTACCATCAAGACGATCCAATCGATTGATAAAATCAGTCAGGTCATTACTGGGCCTACTTGTTACAGCTTCTACAAAATCTTTATATTTGTTCAAATCAATATTCATACTAAATCCTTAAACATAGTTTTTCGTCCTTCTACACCTACTAACATGTCAAAGAGTTCTCGGACACGTTGTAACATAGCACAATTAAGCATTAACAAGTCGCGCCTGTCATCACACATACAAATTTGTTGATCGATAGGAGCCATCAATTCTGCCATTCTTTTAGGTACGTCAATATTTTCCATTTTACCACGCTTTCAAAATAATCATGTTTTCGTTAAAGCGACCATTAGGTGTAGTCGCAACTGCTTTAATATCATTAAAGAACTTACGTGCCGCGGGCTTGCTTCCCGTAACTTCTTTAATCTGTTCTCCTGGCTTACGTAGCGTTTTAACTTCACTCTTTGTAGTATCAAAGCCAAGTAATGTACTACCTTTTACTGTAAAGGTCTTGCTATAATCATCAGCAATATAATGATGCAATTTACGCTTTGCACTATCATATACCCATGCTTCGCTTGCACCATGCAGTTTTGTAGGATGAATACTAATCAAGTCAAGTTTACTTGCCGCATCCTTGAATGTCTTCAAGTACTTCAATTTTGCTACAATTTTCTCTACAGGAACAGCTTTGCGGGCACGTGGTGCTTTAGCGGCTTTCTTAACACTGATATAACTGTTCAGGTCGTTAAGTACTTGTTCAATAAATTTTAGGATATTACGAATTTGAATTTTAGACAAGTGTTGATAACCCTGAATAACTTGACTATCTTTACCTTCTTGCACTAGTTCAAATTCAGCTTGTTTACGTTTCCAAACGTCAACAATTAAACTAATATGTTGAGGCATTACATTCTTTTTAGCAACTTCATCCATTGGCTTAAGTTTACTATTAGGCTTTGTTCCACCTAGAATGAATTCGTCAAATAATCCCTCAAGCTCGCCTGCCGCCTCACGTGCCTTATCTTTAAGAATATCCTGAATGTTTGGACGTGCAACAACCACTTCTTCTTTATTGCCACCGGTAGTACTTTCTTTTGTTTCCGGTTCCTCAAGACACTTCACTAGTCGTGAAATTTCATTTTGTAGTGTAGCATCTTCTTTTTCATTAAGTTCAAGACCGCGCATTGTCATACGTGATAACCAACATAGTGTAGACAAGAATTCACTTTCATGTACCTTACGCAATTTTTTAGCTTCATCATTACGATTATTATAATCCAGATACTGACACATCATTTCCTTTGCATCTTTCTTGCCGTAAAAGCGATTGTACCAAGTGAATGACCTAGCCAATGTAGAAAAACGGCGATCAGAATCGGGTTGCAATGGGAAGAAGGGTTCTTCACCCAAATGCTTTGTATCAGCATCACGTGGATTCAATGCTTTAACAAAATTATCTTCAGTTTGTTTGGGTTTTCTTGTAGCCATGTTTATTTCCTTGAGTCTAGTGTAACACAAATTGATCTATGAGTCAACTGTATATATGTATTATATACCCGAAACCATTTATTGTCAACCTCTGAAAAACGATAAATAAGAGTACTATGCCAAGACTAAGCCTCTACCGTTCCCAAAAATCCAATGATTTTAAGTTTTTTGATAAGATTATCAAAGAACAATTTACTGCCGGTGGCACTGATTTATATATTCACAAGTATTCAGGAATCAAAGACCAAGGTCCGAGTATTGATTTAACCCAACCACAACATAATAGTGCAGATCCTACTAAGATTCAGGATTTATTATTTTTAGAAAATAGAGACCGTAAATACGAACCGAATATATATCGGTTACGCGGTCATTATAATGTACAAAATCTAGATTTTGATTTAAGTCAGTTTGGTTTATTTTTAAATAATGATATTGTCTTTATTACTGTCCATTATAATGAAATGATTGATTTAATCGGACGTAAACTAATGGTCGGGGACGTACTTGAACTACCGCATCTAACTGATTATCATCCATTAAATGAGATTATACCAACTGCATTGCGTAGATATTATCAAGTTACAGATGGTGACTTTGCTAGTGAAGGATTTAGTAATACATGGTACCCGCATCTATGGCGTATTAAATGTGAACCATTAGTTGACAGTCAAGAGTTTAGTAATATTCTTGACCAGCCCATGAATAAAGATAATTACTTAGGTGACTGGAGTACAACAACTGTGTACCCTGCAGGTTATACTGTCAGCTTTGGTGATAAAAATTATGTAACTAAAATAAATACCCCTGCAGGTATACCATGTACTAATACAACTCATTGGCAACTTGATACTGCTGATAATTTAAAAGATATTCTTAGTAGATATAATACCAACATTGCAATTAACAATGCCGCAAATGCAGAGGCTGCTAGACTTCTACCTGCATCAGGTTACGACCGTACTCAGTTATATGTTGCACCATTGGATGATAAATCTATTCCGTTACCACCAGTAAGTATTGTTTATCTAAAAGGAACTCCTAAATTACCTACTGGTAATTTAGCAGAAATTACTAGCCCTGGTTATAAACATGCGGCACCGGTAATACGTATTGGTGCTGCCGCACTACAAAGTATCTGGGACATGACTGCGGATATGGATCAAACTAAACTAACTGAATTTATTCAGATGAGTTTAAAAGTCGCAGAAATTAAACCTGATAGAACTGATACTGACTCAGGCGCTGTAAGTGGACAGCTTGTATTAACTGTGAAAGCATTAGGTGCAGTTGACGGGCCATATGGTACCGGCGATAACACATATAGTGATGTTACGCAAGATCCTACACAACCCGGTTTTACAGGTACAATTATACCTGATATAATGAATTATAGGGCTGATACTGACCCTAGATATAATTTTGTTGCTAAGTCTAGCCCACGTGGATTTGGATATACTGAGGGTTACTTAGTAGGTACAGCGGCGGCGCCCAATGGTTTACCTACTGGCAGTGGAATTACTTTCCCTGATAGCCCAAAAGTAGGTGATTACTTCTTACGCACAGATTATTTACCACAACAATTATTCCGTTGGGATGGCAAACTATGGATTAAGATAAGCGACAACGTAAGAACCGGTACTGCGCTGGGAGATGATGACTTGTCACAAAGAGCATCGTTTATTAACAATAGTAACGTAACAGTGTTGACTAATGGTACGACAATACCAGAGAAACAGGCTCTATCACAAATATTTAAAATCCAAGTGGATTAAGGAACATAATGGCACAGTTTTTTTATGACAATCAGATCCGCAGATTCATAGTACAATTTGCTAGAATCTTTAGTGATTGGCAAGTTACCAAAGGTAAAGATCCTGCAGGAAATGATATACTAGTACGTGTCCCTATTCAATACGGTGATAGTAGTCGAATGGCACAAACTCAAATAGCTAACAATAGTCATAACAGTTTACCTAGTGCCCCTCTAATTTCATATTATGTCAGTGGTTTTGAATATGACCAAAGACGAACTCAAGATCCATACTTTGTTGACAAACTTTCAGTACGTCAAAGAACATTTAATACTGATACACAACAATATGAACCAACTCAGGCACAAGCATTTACTGTTGAACGTGTCATGCCCGTGCCATACACTTTGCGTATTACTGTAGATTTTTGGACTACCAATTATCAACAAAAACTAGAACTGTTAGAACAAATAGGTGTATTGTTTAATCCTTCATTAGAGATTCAATCTACTGATAACTTTATTGACTGGGGTAGTTTGAGTGTGGTATACCAAGATGGTCTTACTTTTAGTAGTAGGGTTGTACCACAAGGAAGTGGGAATCCAATTGATATAATGAGTTGGAAATTCTACATGCCTATATGGATCAGTGGACCAGCAAAAATTAGAAAATTGGGAATCATTCACAAAATCATTGCAAGCATCTTCCAAGGGAACGCATTGACTGATATGAAAGATGACCAGTTATTACTAGGTACTAGA